CTACTTTTTTATACGAAGAAAACCTAAAAGATGGGCTTAAGTTAAAAAGCAAGGCAAATACTTTGGTTTTAAACGGGTCTTTATCTTTATACAAGGATATGAGGAGTCGTAGCGAGGGCAGTGATTAGTTAGGGAGGTGATAGTTTGGACGCCACAAGAACATTAGCAGATTATGGAGTAGCTATAGGTATAACAATAATTGTTGTTAGCCTACTAGCTACTTTTTTTTATAAACATCTGCAAAGATTGGATAAGAAGTTTGAAGATGAACGAGAAAATAACCGCTATGAAAGAGAGCAAAAGGCAAAGCGCGATGAGTTGATGCTAGAAGCCGAGAGAGATAGGCTGGAAGCGGAAAAAGAAACTAGAAGAACTTACCTTGGTATGACAAGCGAGCTTAAAAAAACTACTCAATTGCAAGCTGAGATACTACAAAATCAATCAAATGAGCTTAAAAGCTACAGCAATAGCATAAATGGCAACACCAAAGCTATAGAGGAGCACAACAAAAACTTTGCAAAGCATATAAAGTACACAGATGATCGTTTTAACTGCGTAGATGGTCAGCTTGTAAGTATAGCTGGCATGCTTGATGAGGTTAGGCAAAGTACCAAGGATTTAGCCACAAAGGCGGATTTAGAAAAAGTAAAAAGTGGACTTGATGAGTATATCAGGTCTAAGAAGTAATACAAATTGAAAATTTTGTAAGTTATGATATAATTTTAGTAAGAGAAGCAACCTCTTATCCCATAAAAAAGCCACAAAGCTCAGCCGCCTTGTGATGTTAGTGAATACAGTGTTTCCCAGAAATGGGTATCAAAAAAGCAGGAGAGTCAGTCCTGCTTTTTATCTTTACTATGTTTTTCTTTCCGTAAATCGTAAAGAATATTAACAAGTAAAGGTAATATTAGTGATGACAATAATGTCAACAGTATTTCCCTCATGGGTATCACCCCCTTTCTTTGAGGGATAATTTAATTATATCATAAATAATAATAAGGATTAGCACACGCTAGTCCTTTTTTAGTACCTAAAAGGAGGTAAAAATGGGAGTGCAAGAAGCTTTAAATTGGATGGATAAGCACCACAGACACAAAGGTAACTACCCTTATAGCATGGTAAGGAGATACGGAAATCCGGGGTACGATTGCTCATCAGCAGTTTACTACGCACTAATAGCAGGTGGAGTACTACCTAAAAATACACCTATAGGTAACACAGAGACACTCTTTAAGCTAAAAGGTAAGTACCTAGATGAGATATACGACTACAAGAATGTAAGAGCAGGAGATATCTTTATAAGAGGTGGAGAGGGCACATCAGCAGGTGCAGGTGGACACACTGGTATGTTTTATAAAAAAGACGGCATAATCCACTCTAACTACACAAACAACGGAATTAGCTATAACGACAATGGTAGCCGTATAGACTACTTTTTGGCCAGAAAAAGAAGCCCTAAGGAAAGATATTTTAGACCTAGATATCCAGGTGCTACATCTGCAAATGCTACGACAAAAGCTACTGGCGGTTATGTATCTGAGTTTGCCAAGGCAGTGATTGCAGGCAAATATGGTACGGGTCAAGATAGAGTAGAGCGTATCTATAAGGCTGTACAAGATGAGGTTAATAAGTTAGTTAAGGGGCAAAAAGGTCGTGGCAATTATGTAACTGCTATGGCTAAAGATGTTATCGCTGGTAAGTATGGCAATGGTGCTGACCGTAAGCAAAGGCTTTATAAGGTCGTGCAAGATGAGGTTAATAGACTAGTATAGGAGGATATAATGAGAGATAGTTTAATAATTTTTGTGATAGTACTTTTATCAGCTGCAGTCGTAGCTTTAGCTATACAAGGTATCAAAGAGGGCAAGGAAAAGGCTAAGCTCATAGATAACGAGTTACTACGTAACGCTACACTGCAACTACTAGATCTAGCAGAGACCATAGTAGGAAGCCTTAACCAAACTGTAGTTGACCCTTTAAAAGACTCGCCAGAGCTTAACTTTGACAAAAAAGCTCAAAAAGAAGTTTTGGATAAAGCAAAAGCGGAAATAAAAAGAAACTTAGATGATGCAAGCAAAGAAGTTTTATCAAAGACCTATGATGATCTTGACAATTACCTTACTGATGTAGTAGAGGCAGAAGTTAGAAAACAAAAAAATAGTAGTAAGATATAGTAAATATTTAACTCTGGGGCTGGCGGTGTGCTAGCCCTCTTTTTTTGTGGTATAATTTAGGTAGATGGTATCGTGAGAGCGTACTGCAAAGAGTAGCGGTCTTAATTGACCGCTTTTTTTTGTGTCCTTTTTATATATAGGTAGTTTGGGTCTTATATTAGGCATATAAATGTATGGCTATGTATTTTAAATCGCTTATATCTCAAAATATGAATGATTGCGTATATTTCAATGTGTGCAGAACATATTAATAAAAAAATCAACAAGTTTTAAAAAAACTTTAAAAAAAGACTTGACATATAACGCGGGTGTGATATAATATAAGTAACATAAGAGATAACAAAAGGAGATACAACAATGGCAAACTTAAAAAACATTATGACAAGAGCATGGGCAATAGCAAAAGAAGCGGTAGCAAACTTTGGTGGCAAAGCAAGCGAGTATATAGCAGAAGCTTTAAAGATGGCTTGGGCAGAAGTTAAAGAAGTAAGATACACAGTAGAAGATCTTATAGCTATGGGCGCTAAAAGATGGGAAAAAGCAGGTTATGACAGACTTTACTTAAATGATGCTGGTCTTAAACTTGCAGGCCTAGAAATTAGCAGATATAACACAGGCAACGTATCACTAGCAAAACTTAACGGAGAAAAAGTTTCTAACACAAAAGGTAGCAGAATGGCTAGTATAGTAGAAAAAGCTTTTATCGACTTAACAACTGGTAAACTACACTGCACACAAGCAAAAGATGATGATGTACAACAAGCAGTAATTGCTCTAGAAAATAATTTAAAACTAGCATAAAAAAATACAAAAAAACACTTGACAGTATATAACCCTGGTGTTATAATATAATTAACAAAGATAAAGATAAACATTAAAGGAGATTTTAAAATGACAAATACAAAACGATACTTAGCAGAAATTGAAAACCTAGAACAAATCAAAACTTTTGAAGACTTAAGCGATTACTTAGTAGAAGATGAACAAGGTCAATACTTTGAAGATGAGAAAGAATTTGACTGGCGGAATAATTTAGCAGATGCTATGCAATATTTAGAAGATGAAAATGTAGACTATGATGAAGTAGAACTAAATGAATTAGAAGATTATGTGACACTTGCAAAAGAAAATGGTTTTAGAGCATAAGGAGATAAAAATGATAAGACAATTAGAAGTACTAAGAGATAAAGAAGACCAAAACCTAGTAGTAGCTTATCAAGGTATAGACCTCGATGACTATGAGTACCTTACAGTAAATGAATTTGTAGAAGAAGTAGAAAATGCTGATATGTGGAGCGACATAGACCCAGAAGTATATGCAAAAGCTTTAGACGAGTATAACCTAGACTATAGCAGCTATGACGACCCAGACGCTATGTGGAGTGATTTTTTAGAAGCATCAAAGGCTGATAGATAATGACAAATTACAAAACGACAGAGGCTCAACGTAGAGCCTCTAAAGTATATAAGCAAAAAAATCCAGAGCAAACAAAAATCAATCGATATAGGTCTAACGCAAAAACTTTTGTAAGACATCATGCAACTAAAGAAGATATTGATGATTTGATTGAGATTTTTGAAAGGGAGAATCCTAATGGGAAAAATTAAAGACTTGCCTAGAGGAGTTAGCTATGCTAAAAGAAATGCTTTAAAGCCTTACCTAGTTAGATACAGAAACAAAGAAATAGATTTGCGTAAAAATTGTAAGACACTCGATGAAGCGATTGAGACCAGGCAAACATGGGAGCAAGAGTATGGCAAGCCTAAAAGTAGAATGCTTGATAAGAGAGATTTGGTTGGTAAAAAATTTGGAAAACTATTGGTTGCGGAGGAAGTTGAAAAAGTTAAAGGGCAAAGAATGTTTAAATGCATCTGTGACTGCGGAAATGAAATTATAACTAGAGGCGAGAGTTTAGTAAGTGGTAATACTAAGTCTTGTGGTTGCTCCCGTGGGGAGTATGTATCTAACGCTAATAAAGTAGATATAGCAGGTCAGAAGTTTGGCAAACTAACTGCTATAAAAAGACTTAACAAACAAACTAAAAAAAGTGAGTGGATCTGGCAATGTAAATGTGACTGTGGTAACTATACAGAGGCTACTGTAGAGTTATTAAGAAAAGGGGAGAAAATACAGTGCGAGGAATGCTTTGATAAGTACCTAAGGTCAGAAGGCATAGAAAAAGCAAAGAAGAGCATGTATGAAAATACCGTAGATGGAGTACAAGTATTGCGATACACTGATAGTCCCAATAAAAATAACACTACAGGTTATAAAGGTGTTATGCTAAATAAAAGGAGGGGCACTTATATAGCAACATTAACTGTTAACAAAAAGGTGCATACAAAGACAGGTTTTAGAACAGCAAAAGATGCTTACTATAATGGTAGATTAGTTTTAGAAGATGAGTATCTACCTCCAAAAGAAGAAAGAGACAAAATTAAGAATAAAGTTAAGGGTAAGAAAAAAGAGGACTAAGCGTCCTCTTGTAATATGTTTATTGTACCAAATAAATTGTTACCAACCAGTTACCAACGGATATAAAAAAACGTGTAATATCACATAACTACATTGCTATTTTATCAAAAGTGTTGATATTGCAACGTCGTTATTTTCCCACCACCGGCACCATGTATTTGTTCAGACCGTTGATTTTCAGCGGTTTTTATTTTGCTTGTTACCAACTGGTTACCAACCGTGCTTTATACGATTTTTTTAAGCTCATCATAGATAAAGTCTTCCATACCTACGTCTACTAGGTATGACTTAGCTGTGGTTGATAGGTTTTCGTGACCCATTAGTTTTTGTAGAGCGATATCATCTACACCTGATATGTGTGCTATGGTGGCAAAGGTATATCTGCAGGTGTAGGGGATTTTTTCTTCTACACCTGCTTTTTTAAGTGCTGGATAGTAGATGTTATCATAAAAGATTTTGTCGTATTTTATAGGTTGATTATCATACTCTAGTATATAGCCTGTGTTTGACTCTAGGTATAGTTCCATTAGTAATGTTTTGATTTTGGGATGTATATACATTTTTCTATTTATCCCTGCCTCTGTTTTGGATCCAAATTCTGTTATGACATTTTTCTTAAAATTTATATTATCTTTTGTTAGTCTGTATAGTTCATTTGGTCTAAAGCCTGTAAATATTAAAAGCAAGGTATAACGTATATCGGGATTGCTGGGGATTGAGTTAAACATTTGTTGGATTTCATCTTTGTAAAATATTTTTTTGTCTCTTTGTACTCCTAGGCCTCCTGCTGTTAGTCTGCTGGATAGGTCGGTGGTTACAAGGTCGTTTTTTAGGGCTATATCGTAGATTTTGCTTGCTACTATTTTTAGTCTTCTTATGTGGTCTTTTGAGTAGTTTTTGTGGACTTTTTGCCCTTTGATGGTGGTGTAGTAGCCTTCTAGCTCCATTTGGTCTAGTGGTGCTTGTAGGTCTGAGTATTTTATGTCGGCTATATTTTTATTATGGATGGGTTTAAATTTCTCATAGGCTCTATCGTATCTATTTTTATTGTTTTTTGAGTAGTTAATGTATTCTGGTGTCTCTTGGTATTTATGATATATTTCTGCAAAGGTCTTTATATCGGATAGGCCTTTGTACTCATCTATGGCTTTTTGTGCCTCTTTTTTTGTTTTAAAAAAACCCACTGTGGGACGGTGCTCTTTGCCGTTTATATCATATTGGGCTGGGAGCCTTGCCCACCGTGGACTTTTACGACCTTTACAATATGTGATACTGCCTTTACCGTTTGCTTTTTTTCTTCTTTTGGGCATGTGTACCTCTTTTCTAATTTGTGGTACAATAAACAAAGATAGACGTATCCCGTCTATTGTGCTTTTAGCCTCTAGCTTATGGTTTGGTCGCTTGTAGCTAGGGGTTTTGTTTATTTAAAATCCTGATATTTCTGGATTTTCTGTATCTACTTGTATTCCTTCAGTTGCTGTATCTAATACTACCGCTTTAAATTTCCATGTTTCTCCCGGTCCTAGGTCATTTACATTAGCTAACGCTGTGCCAAGCTTGTTTCCGTCAGCGTCTTTGTATGGGAAAGATATTTGGATGTAGCTTTTTTCTTTATCAGTATTATTTTTTAATACTCCTACTACTTGTTTGACTCCGCTTTCTTCCACTACTTCTACATCTGATAATTCGTAGTCTTGCTTTTCTTCTGCTGGAGCATCTGCAGATTCATCTTTTGTATCTGTAATCGCTGTATTTTGGGATGCTGAATTATTAGTTGTAGTTGCTTTATCTTTCTGGCCAGAATTATAAATAGCAAATATAATCGCTAATACTAGTAGCCAAAACCACCATTTTTTATAAAACGGATTTTTCTCTTGGACGGTGTATTTTTTTCCGTCATCTCCTTCGTAAACTTGTTTTTTTGCCATAATTTCCTCCTTTTGGCATGATTTTTATATAAAAGCCTGTTGGCTGTTTATATCATTTTGTGATATTATATTAATAGGGAGAGGGATACCGTATTTGGTACCCTCTATTTTTTTTACCTAATATCTTGTTTGTATAGACCTATGACTTGTCCTAGTATCTTGATGTTTTTTCCATCTTCCGCTGTGATTATTATAGGACTATAGGCTTTATTTTCTGGTTGTAATACTATCTTATCATCACTTTTATAAAATCTTTTTAGCGTTGTATCATCATCTATAAGTACTGCTGCTATAGCCCCATTTTCTACGTCTGGTGTTTGTTTTATAAAGACATAGTCGCCTTCTGCAATCCCTGCATCTATCATGCTATCGCCTTGAGCTCTTAGGATAAAGTCTCCTTTTATGATTGATGGATCTGATAAAAAGTATCCGTCTAGGTTTTCTTGGGCGAGTATTGGGTCGCCACAGGCTATTTCTCCTAGAATCGGGATAAGTTTTCCTTTTTGGATTGGGATTGCCCCTGGAATATCTTCGATGTTTATGTTTTCTTCTATTAGATCTGATTTATCTATACCAAAGTAATTGGCTAGTAACTCAATCTTATCTATTCTAGGATATTTTTTGCCATTTACCCAATCACTAAGCGTGGAGTAGGGCGTATCTAATATCTCTGCTAGCTGTGTCCTAGATATATCCTTATCTTCCATGTACATTTTTAAATTTTTAGAAAATATATCTTTGTTCCCTAAATCATTTCTTTTTGTCATATTACCTCCTTTCTATCCTTATAATAACATTTTAAGCGTAATAAATCAAGCAAAATATTGCCTTATTAAAATAAATTTATGCAAAAAGCAAAAAAAATACTTGACATAACGCTAAAAGCGTAGTATTATATAATTAACAAAAGCAAGGGAGGTGAAAACTTGGAAAATATGAAGTTAACATTAAAGGCTTTAAGAGCTAATAAAGATATGACTCAAGCCGAGGCTTCTAAGCGACTCGGGGTTAATCCTGGTACACTTTCTAGGTGGGAGTCAGGGAAGTCTTATCCATCAATTACACAAATTAAGAAGATAGAAGAATTGTACGATGTTGAATATAAGGATATTTTTTTTAGCATTTAATAACGCTTTAAGCGTGAGGAGATTATATATGAATAGATGCAAAAGCGAAGAAAACTTAGTGAAAAAAGCGTCTGATTTGCTTGGTGTTAGCCAGCAAGCTATAAGGATTGGACTTAAGTATGACAAATGGAATTTTGGCACAAGCTTTGCTATGTCGGGGGATAGTCAAAACCCAATTATTGACGAGTATAGCTTGAAGTTAGTAGAAGAAGGAAAGATATCACCTTTTAAGGGTGGTTGGAGTTTACCATAAGGAGACAAAAATGACAGTAAGAAGATTAACATTAGAGGACTTTTTTAAACCAAACTACGACAAAAAGATAAGTAGAAAAGCTGAAAGAAGAGGACAAAAAAGGGTCTACAAGGATATGCAAAAAGACTACAGAAAAAGAAAATGGGATCGTATCAGAAAGGCTAGTTTGCAGGAGTTTGGAGAATAAAAATAAGCCCGATAGACTGCAATCTAAGGGGCTGTAAGAAAATTTGCTTATGTGGATATTATACCACTATTTGAAAGGAAGAAGAAATGAATTGTCACGACTGGGAAGAATATAGGCGCTGCTTGATGGCTACTAGAGAGGATAGACTGATATCTTTAAGAAAATGGCTAGAGACTAGGCCTAACGAAAAAGAGAGAGATACTAAGATTTTATATATAGATTTAGAGATTGAGCGTAGGGAAAAGTTAAGGAGATATTATGAAAATCACATTTACTAAGTGCATATATCAAGATTACGAAGTGGATGTGCCTTTGAAAGAGTTTCAAGAGAGATTTAACGATAGCAAGGAAGAGGCTATCCTTGAGTATATGTTTAGGGCTACAAAGGTCAGAGAGGATGTAGAGCTTGAAGATATGGAGCTTGGCAGTCTAGATGATGAAGATGAGGAATACCAGAAAGAACAGGATAGGTTGTGGGAAATCGATGAAAGAGACCAAAACTCTGACTATCTAGGGGGTCTTATATGACTAATACGATTGTCAATGTAAAAGACTTATCCCGTGAGGAGTGGTTGGAGTATAGGCAACTTGGTATTGGTGGGTCTGATGCTGCAGCTGCTTGTGGACTATCCAAATGGAAAAGTCCAGCCCAGCTATACCTTGATAAGACTACACCTATTGAAACGACAGATGCTGAAAGCGAACACTTAAGGCAAGGTAGAGACTTTGAGGACTATGTAGCTCAAAGATTTACAGAAGCTACTGGCAAGAAAGTTAGGCGTGATAACCACATGATGAGCGATAGCAAATATCCATTTTTGATTGCGGATATTGACCGACGTGTTGTGGGCGAGGATTCAATTCTAGAGTGTAAGACTACTACTCCATATAACAAAGACAAATGGGCAGATGGGGCTATACCTATTGAGTATGAGCTGCAATGTTTGCACTATATGTCTGTCACTGGGACTAGAAAGTGCTATATTGCTTGCCTAATCTTTGGCACTGACTTTATTATCAGAGAGATTGACGGGGATGAAGAGACTATACAAATGCTAAGGGAAAAGGAAGTGGAGTTTTGGACTGAGTATGTAGAAAAAGGTGTTATGCCTGAGCCTGATGGATCTAGTGCTTATGATGATGCTCTTAAAAATCGTTTTAAAGGGGGTCTAGAGGAAAGTATTGACCTTGATACAGATAAACATGCCTATGACCTATATCTTTACAATAAAGAGCAAATTAAGACTTTAGAGGCCTATAATAAGCAATTTGAACAAGAGATTAAGCTTGCTATGGGTGATAACAATTATGGGGAGTCTAAGTATTTTAATGTGACTTACAAACCTAGTAAGAGTATAAGGCTTGATACTAAGAGGATAAAGAAAGAAGCACCTGAAATATACGAGAAATACGGAAAAGAGACTGAGAGTAGGAGATTCTTGATTAAGGAGATTGAAGAGTGAGTGATAAGAATATTAATAAAGCGATAGAACTGTTAAATGCATTAACAAAGGTATCAATGCATTCAGCGATAGATGTATCATGGGAAAGTAGCGAAGAAGAGCTAATGGAGAGATTAACAAGCACAATTGCTACTAAAGATGAAGAACACAACCCCGGACCATTTGCTGTAATGCAAGCGGTAGGATTAACAGGAACAGTTTTAGCGATGAAGTATCAGATAGATGAAGATAAACTAATGAAGATTTTGAAGGACAGCAAGGTTAATTTTGTAAAGGAGATTAAGCAATGACTAATGCAAAACAAGCACTACAAAATTTAAATAAGAAAAACAATATGGACAGCTCTGAACAAGCTAGAGCCATTATACACGCAAATAAAGATGTGACATTGAACGGCGGTGTGTTTAGTGGCAGTGACCAATTTGCACTAGCTCAAAGGATGGCAAAAGCGTTAATTTCATCAAATATGGTGCCATCTAATTTTAGGGATGTGGGTTCTTGCCTAATAGCTATAGATATGGCTGCAAGACTAAAAATGAACGTTTTAGCTGTTATGCAAAACATGTATATAGTGCATGGAAAACCTGCATGGTCTAGTCAATTTATAATTTCTAGTATTAACCAATCGGGACTTTTTGCCTCATCTTTACACTTTGAGTTTGTTGGTAAAAAAGATACGGATTCTTACGGTTGCAAGGCTTGGGCTTTAGACAAAAATACCAAAGAAAAAATAGAAGGAACTACTATAACAATCAAGATGGCTAAGGCAGAGGGTTGGTATGACAAATCTGGTAGCAAATGGCAAACCATGCCTGAACAAATGCTCAGATATAGAGCGGCGGCTTTTTTCGGTAGAACTTATGCACCTGATGTAACTATGGGAATTTACACAAAAGACGAAGTTGAGGATAGCCCTAATGATGATCAGTATGAAATTATTAACACTGATAGGAGCTTTGAAGAAGAGAAAAAACAAAACGCTAATAAAGAAATACTTGATGTAGATTTTGAAGAAGTCAAAGAAGAAAAAGAAGCTCCAACAAATGTGGATGAAGAAACTGGCGAAATCATAGAAGAACCTATTGAAGGACAAGATGACTTTTTTGGCGATGATTTTGAAGAGTTAGATAAGGCGCCATTCTAATGCAAATTGAAGTTTTAGGAACTGGGTCTGCTGGAAACTGTTACAAGCTTGAAATTGGCAGGGCTACACTCTTACTTGAGTGTGGCTTACCTTTTAAAGTTATCCAAAGAAAATTAGATTTTAAATTATCAGATATAGATGCTTGTTTAGTAACTCATGAGCATATGGACCATGCCAAGGCTGTGAAAGACCTTATGAGGGCAGGGGTTGATTGTTACATGACTAAGGGAACCGCAGAAGCTTTAAAGGTAAAGGGTCATAGGTTAAATACTTTCAGAAAAGATGATAAAGGTCAAGGATATTGTTGGAAATTTTTTTCAGATATACAGATTTTACCCTTTGAAGCAGTTCATGATGTGGCGGAGCCAGTCAGTTATTTTATAAAAGCTAGAGATGATAAAGAGTCTATGGTTTTTGTTACTGATACAGCCTATCTAAAGTATCAGCTGCCTATATGTGATGTGCTTATGATTGAGTGTAACTATGTAAAGTCAACACTTGATGAAAATGTGGAGCAGGACAAGATTAACACAAGTTTAAGAAATCGAATTGTTAAAAATCACTTGTCTTTGGAAACTCTTGTCGAGGCTTTAAAGGCTGCAGATTTAAAAAGGTTAAAGAAAATTTACTTGCTACATCTGTCTGATAGCAATAGTGATGAAGAGTTGATTAAGAGGACTATACAGGAGATTACAGGAGTTGAGGTGGTGATAGCTTAATGAGCAAAACAATAATTGAACGTGATTTTTGGGCTGATAGCTTAATCATTGATGAGTATTCTCCAGAGGATAAGTTATTTATGTTATATTTACTTACTTGTCCTAGAGGCTCATCTATAGGAATTTTTAAACTCCCTATTAAGCTTATGGCCTTTGAGATTGGCTATAGTCCAGAAGCTATAAGGACTTTGATTGATAGATTTCAAAATAAATATAACAGGATAAAATATGATTTTAATAATCAAGAAATAGCTGTCAAAAATGCACTTAAATACAGTATTGCCAAAGGTGGCAAACCTGTAGAAGATATGGTAGCTAGGGAATTAAGAGAAGTCGAAAATGACAATCTCATAGAATTTGTATACGGAAATATGGTTCATTGGTGGAAAATTTCAGAAAGGACAATAGATCAATCTATAAAAAAACTTTTTGAAGAGGAACTTATAAAAAGGGGCCTAAATATAAATGCTAATGCTAATGCTAATGCTA